CGCTCCCATTGTCTGGGGACTAGACGTTGCGAGGTTTGGATCTGCCTCTTCCGTCCTCTGTAAACGTCAGTCCAATGTTGTCCACACCCTAGAGCGCTGGAGAAACCTAGACCTGATGCAGTTAACTGGTGCGGTGGTCGCCCAATACGAAGCCTGTGACCACAAGAGTAGACCTACAGAGATTCTGGTTGACTCTATTGGCCTCGGTGCTGGTGTTGTTGACCGACTAAGAGAACTAAAGTTGCCATGCAGAGGTATCAACGTGTCAGAAAGCCCCGCTATGGGTGGCACTTATCTTAATCTTCGTGCAGAACTATGGCACAAAACTAAGGCTTGGCTTGAGAAACGGGACTGCAAGATACCAAACAACGAAGATTTCATTGCTGAACTGGCGACTGTAAGGTACACCTTTACATCTAACGGCAAGATAAAAATCGAATCCAAAGATGATATTAGACGTAGGGGATTAAAATCTCCTGACATGGCTGACGCATTTGTCTTGACATTTGCCTCAGATGCCGCCACCATCTCTTGGGGGTCTAACAATACTTGGAGTAAACCGATCAAAAGGTTGATTCGAGGCTTGGTCTGATTGCCGTTGCCATTGAGAGAGTTTAGAGCTACCCTAAAAAAGTAGCTCTTTTTTTTATTAGCACAATATGGTAGTATTGCGCAACCTATATTGGAGATTCCTATGAAAATGGATGAAGCAGCCAACAAGATTGGCAAGGTAATGGGCGAATATAAGCGAGGCAAGCTCAAGTCTTCCTCTGGTGACAAGGTTAAATCCCGTGACCAAGCTGTCGCTATCGCAATGAGTGAGGCTCGTTCTATGCCTAAACGTGGCGGTAGAACTGCAACCAACCGAAGCAAAAAGTAACTTAAGGAAAAATTATGTCTTTCTTAACAAGAGATAACAATGGAAATACCATTCCTAATGTATTTAGGATTGGTACGACACAAGTTTTTACAGTAACAAATTCTAGTGTTGCAAGTACCGCTTTTGCGGCCTCAACAACTCATGTTCGAGTTGCTTGTTCATTAGGTCATAGTCATATACAGATTGGTTCTGCACCAACTGCAAGTATTACGACAAGCCCAATGTTGGCAAACAATACATCTGAAATTTTCCCCGTGGCTTCTGGTGACAAGATTGCTGTTATTAAAGATTCTGGTGTTACTGCTTCAACAGTTAGCGTTACGGAGTTATTATGAAACCTGGACTCTATGCCAATATTAATGCCAAGCAAGAACGTATCAAGGCTGGCTCTAAAGAAAAGATGCGAAAGCCTGGCACTAAAGGTGCGCCTACTGCTAAAGACTTTAAGCAAGCAGCCAAGACTGCTAAAAAGAAATGATTAAGCGAGGATCAGAAGAATTCTCTGGTTACAACAAACCAAAGAGGACTCCTGGTCATCCAGAAAAAAGCCATGCAGTATTGGCTAAGTCTGGAGATGAAGTGAAGTTAATTCGCTTTGGTCAACAAGGAGTTTCTGGTAGTCCTGATGGATCTAAAAGAAACGAAGCATTTAAAGCCCGTCATGCTCAGAATATTGCCAAAGGCAAAATGAGTGCTGCATATTGGGCAAACAAAGTTAAATGGTAAAAATATGAACTGCCCTATCGCCACTTATGATATTAAAGTCAACCTCAAAGCCCGTGATTGGGCATTTAAGAATGTTGGTTATGGTCCTGCTAACCCAGATGAAGACAACATAGACTTCTGGATGAAAAGAGCAGATGAGTGGCAAACTCCCGTTGAAGAAGCAAAGACCATGCGTTGTGGTAACTGCGCTGCCTTTATTCAAACACCAGAGATGGAAGCTTGTATCCTAAAAGGTATAGATGAAGAGACTGATGGCTATGCCAGAGATGTTCAAGGTGCGGCTAACCTTGGTTACTGTGAACTGTTTGACTTTAAGTGCGCTGGCGCACGTACCTGTTCAGCATGGTTATCTGGCGGTCCTATCACTAAGAAGATGACTAAAAATCAATCTAATATGTTGATGATGGCTAAGACTGAATACAACATGGAAGATGAGGAAGATTAAATGGAAGCCTTATTAGCATCTTTTCTTGAGTCGCTAATGCCAGCGGCAGTCGGTGGCTCAGAAGCCGTGATTGGTGGTGGTGCAGCTCCAATGTCTTTTGGCGATACCCTTGGTGGTTTTGCACAAAACCAATTTAACCAACAAATGGCTCCCGCTATGGAAGCATATAAGGGTATAACAAACCCAAATGCATCAGCAGGTGATATGTTTAACTCAGCATTTAAATATTCCTTTAATCCAAAGGAAGATGAGAAATCATTAATGATGCCCCAGATGGGTGGTTATGGTGGTGGCATGGCCTCTAATTATGTTGGTGGCATTCCTTCTCTGTTGCAGAATACTGGATCTGGAATCCTCCCTTATATCGGTTCACGATAAGGAAATATATGATTAACGAAAACCCCATGTTGATGGCAGAAACCCTACAAGGCCAAATGGAGGGTGATGAGGTAATGTCTGAAGAGGATCTTCAAGGCGTTATTTCTGCTGAAATTTATGACGCTATTTCTTTCATAGATGATGACATTGGCGGTAATCGTGCATTAGCAACTGAATACTATTATGGTCAACCCTTTGGTGATGAAGAAGAAGGCCGTTCACAAGTAGTATCAATGGATGTCCGTGATACTGTTCAAGGCATCCTGCCTAGTCTAATGCGTATCTTCTTTGGTCCAGAGCGTGTGGTTGAGTTTACCCCCCAAGGACCAGAAGATGTTCAGAATGCTGAACAAGCGACAGACTATGTAGACTTCATTTTTAAGCGTGATAACCCTGGCTTTAAGATTCTTCACTCTGCTTTTAAAGATGCTTTGGTTCGCAAGGTTGGAATCATTAAGTATTGGTGGGATGAGTCTGTAGAAGTTAAAGCAGAATCATTCTCTATGCTTGATGAGCAAAGCATGATGATGTTGACAGAAGATCCAGACGTAGAGATTTCTGCGGTGCGTGAGTATCCAGTGCCTGGCACTGAGCCTATGAATCAAGCTCAAGGCATTATGACTCCACCACCCATGATGTACGATGTGGAGATCAAGCGCAGAATCAAATCTGGTAAGGTAAAGATTGAGGCTCTACCACCAGAAGAATTCCTGATTGACCGCAGAGCAAAGTCTATTGATGAGGCTACTTTTGTAGGCCATAGGACTATGAAGACTGTTTCTGATCTAGTCGCTATGGGTTATGACTACGATGAGATGGTTGAGGTTGCAGGTAATGGTAATGACTTTGATAATAACCAAGAGTACCAAGCCCGTAATCCGTTTGCCGTTATCAGTACCGCAAACAATGGTGATCCATCAAGCAAGAGTGTTCTCTACATTGAAGGCTACTTAAAGGTAGACTTTGATGGTGATGGCATTGCTGAGATGCGCAGGATTTGTACAGTTGGTACTGGTAACAAAGTTATCCGCAATGAGATTGTTGATGACCGCCAGTTTGCTGACTTCTGTCCTGATCCAGAACCCCATACCTTTTTTGGTATGTGTCCTGCTGATGTGGTCATGGATATTCAGCGTATCAAGTCTAATGTCCAGCGTGGCATATTGGACTCTTTGGCTCAAGCTATCCACCCCCGTACAGCCATTGTTGAGGGTCAGGCCAACATGGAAGATGTGTTGAATACCGAAGTTGGTGCAGTTATCCGCATGAGAGCACCAGGTATGGTTCAGCCGTTTACAACTCCTTTTGTTGGTCAGGCCGCATTCCCAATGCTTGACTACTTGGATGACATTAAACAGACTCGTACAGGCATTTCTAAAGCTGCCGCAGGATTAGATGCAGATGCTTTACAAAGCACTACCAAGGCCGCAGTTTCTGCGACTGTCAATGCCGCACATCAGCACATTGAGATGATTGCCCGTATCTTTGCTGAAACTGGTCTGCGTAAGTTGTTTACTGGTATCTTGAAGTTGGTAGTTGAAAATCAAGACAGAGCCAGAATGATTCGTTTGCGCAATACATTTGTGCCTATTGATCCCCGTTCTTGGGATTCAAAGATGGATGTAACAGTTAATGTAGGTGTTGGTGATGGCACTATTGAAGACCGAATCAATATCTTGAATCAGGTTGCAATGCGTCAGGAAATGCTGATTAAAGAAACTGGTCCTAATAATCCTGTTGTAACAATACCACAGTATACAAATACGCTAACTAAAATGTTGCAACTGGCGGGTATTAAAGATTCTCAGAATTACTTTAATCAATTACCTGCTGACTTCCAATTACCACCTCCAGAGGCTCCAAAGGCTACTCCAGAAGAAATGTTGGCTCAAGTACAAGCACAATCTATTCAAGCTGATATTCAAAAGAAAGCCGCTGAATTACAGTTAGATCGTGAAAAAACCATGTTAATGGATGATCGTGAGAGAGATCGTATTGAACAAGATGGTATTTTGCGTAGATATGAGCTAGAATTGAAATATGGTGTACAAATTCAAAGTGCGGAGATTAATGCCGCAATGAATAAAGACCGAGAATTAATCCGTCAACAAGCTGCAATGAGTAATCAACAGCCCCAACCGATGATGTAAATGGATGATCTAGAAATTAACCTCGCAAGAGGAGATAGAGCAAAGTTACTTCTTGAGGATGAACTTCTCAATGAAATGCTCAAAAGAATTGAAGATGACTGTTATCGTGAGATTCGTTCTTCCAAGTTAATGGAAGGACCAGTAAGAGAGCAAGCTTATTTGCTTCTTACAACAGTTGATATTCTGAGAGCAAAACTACGCTCTGTTATGGATACGGGCAAGATGGCAGAAATTGCACTTGTTCGAAGACGGGGAAGACCCCCAAACAAATGATTGTTAAACTAAGAGGTAAGTATGTCCGATAACGCACAAGCAGTCGGTTCGATTACAGTAAATCAAGCAGCGCAAAGCTTTGCTACTATGCTAGACAGCCAAGAGGGTGTTGACACTGGTGCAGAGGCGCAACCAGAGGAGGAGCAATCCGAATCTGAGTCTGAGGAGATGGAATCTGCGGAATTGCAAGAAGAAGCAGAGGAAACTTCCGAGGAAGTAGAAAGCGAAGATGAAGAGTCCGAGGAAGAAGCTCCAAGGGATGAGAAGTTTGTTGTCAAAGTTGATGGCAAAGAAATCGAAGTCCCAAAGGAAGAACTGATCCGGGGTTATCAACGTGAAGCTGACTACACACGGAAAACGCAGAAACTAGCAGAAGAGCGCAAAATTGTCGAGTCTGAGTTTCAGCAAGTACGTGTAGAGCGTGAACAATATTCACAGGTGTTAGGACAATTACAGCAAAAACTGCAAGAGTTTGAGCCGCAAGAGCCTGATTGGAACCGATTAGAAGTTGAAGACCCAACTGAATATGCCCGTCAATGGACATCACATCAGCGTAGGCAACAACAGAGATATGCGGTACAAGCAGAGCAAGAGCGCCTTAACCAAATGCGTCAAGCTGAATCACAAAAGCAGATACAAAATGTTTTAGTGCAAGAAACTGCACGTTTGAAAGAGAAAATTCCAGAGTGGAGTTCTCCAGAGAAAGCTAAAGCAGAAGGTAAGGCTTTATTAGAGTATGGTCAGAATTTGGGTTTTTCAGAGCAGGAACTGAACGGCATTACTGATTCACGGGCATTGCTTGCACTCCATAAGGCGTGGAAGTATGACCAGATGATGAGTAAACGTCCAGAATTCCAAGCAAAGATTAAAAAAGCCCCGAAGATGGTCACTCCTGGTTCAGCAGGTAGCGTGAGTTCTAAGTCGAGTGATATAAATAACGCAAAAAAACGTCTTGCACAAACTGGAAGCGTCAGAGATGCCGCATCCC